GTCTGAGGCTATCAAAGAGCGCAGCTTGTTCGTCAAGTCTGGCGCTATTGTCCGTAACGCCATTCTCGATGCACGAGAAGGCGGTACTCGCATTCAAGTTCCTGAGTTCAACCCAGTGTCTCCGACTGAGGAGATTATTGATGGCACTGCAACTTGGGGCACCAGTGGCGCTGGCTACCTGACTCCTCAAAAGATCGGTACTGGCACTCAAATTGCTACGATCTGCCACCGTGCGTTTGCGTATGCAGTGGATGATCTGGCAGTTTTGGCTGCTGGTGAAGATCCAATGCTTCACATCCGCAACCAACTTGCCGATGCAATCAACAAGAAGAAAAGCGCACGTCTCTTTTCTCACCTTGCTGGTTTGTTCGGCACTGCCTTGTCTGGTAATGCACTAGACAAAGGTGTTGCCGCTGCCTCTGGCGGTGCTGAAGCTAACTTCTTGACTGCTGCAACTGTTGCAGAAGCTCGTTCCCTTCTGGGAGAGCGTGGCGAAGAGCTGGACACTCTGATTGTCCACCCCTCTGTCGCTTACTACCTGTATCAGGTAGGAATGCTGACCTTCTCTACCTCTGCACTGGCTGCTTCTGGCGCGGTGACTTGGGGTGGTGGTGGCGTTGGTGTTGGCGCTCGTGAAGTTGGCGAATTTGCCGGTATGAACGTTATTGTTGATTCTCAAGTCAACACCGTCGCACCTGGCACAAGTGGCCACCAGAAAGAGTTCTACTGTTATCTGGTTAAGTCAGGCACTATCCTTGAGGGCGTGCAGCAAGATCTCCGGATTGAAGCTGAGCGCAACATCATGTCTAAGCAAGACGTGATTTCAGTTGACTACCACACGGCTTATCATGTTATGGGCACGAAGTGGAGCGATGCAAGTGACAACCCTACCAACACTGCTTTGGCAACTGCTGGCAACTGGGCTGCCACCTATGACATCGATCTGATCCCTATGGTTCAGCTCACTGTCAACAGCTCACTGGATACCTCTACTATCTGATCCTGATCAGAGCAAAGGCCCTACCATTAGGTGGGGCCACCTTCTTTTTGCGCTATGGCTGCCACGATCAACGCCACACTCAAGAGTGCGACAGCCAACAGTTTTGTGACGCTGGCAGAGGCCAACACGTATTTTGAAACCGTTCCAGATAGCACGACGTGGGACAGTGCGACAGCCAACAGCTATGTGACGCTGGCCGAAGCCGACGCATATTTTGAAACTGTCCCAAGCAGCACCAACTGGGACGACAAGACAGACGACCAGAAAAACCGTGCATTGATCTCAGCCACACGCTGGATCGACACGTTGAACTTTTACGGTGATCGTTGCGATGCAGACCAAGCGCTGAGCTGGCCGCGCAACAATTATCACGTGGATCGTGTTGAGCTTACTTGCTCCGCAATTCCAAACGACATCAAATATGCAACGTATGAATTGGCTAACGCGCTGGCGAATGACACGGATTCGATCACGGGAACGACGGGCGATACGGGTTTATATGAATCGGTCAAGCTTGGAGAGATGGAAGTTAAGTACAACACTTCAAGCCAGGCTACGGGAACAGTCAATAATGTGTTTGATGTTTATCCTTGGCTCCAGTCTTACCTTGGCGCTTATTGCCTTGGCGGCAGTGGGAGCTATCAGGTCCGTACTGTGAGGGGTTGAGATGGCCGGAGCACTCGACAGCGCTTTTAAAAACATCGCCAAACAGGTCGTTGCTGATCTAGGCCAATCTTTTGACCACACGATCACCTACACCCGCAAAGCTTCTCCCTCGTACAACGTATCAACTGGTGCGTTGACCACAACTGACACGACTTACTCCATCAAAGTACCGATCGAGTTTATTGATTCGGAGGAAGAGGAAGGCCGCGAAGAGCGCAAAGCCAAGCTCTACGTGACTCCAAACCTAATCGGAGACAACCAACCTACGTTTGAAGACACCATTTCACTGACATATGCAGGCTCAAGCCGTGTTGCCCAAATAACCGATATTCGGACATTCAAAGGCGGGCAGGAGTATTTCTTCGTCATTCAGGTGAGGTTCTGATGGCTAAGAAAAAAGGTCTTGGCCAGATCGTCACTGACCTGGAACGTCAGATAAACGACGACTACAACGCTCTGATCCAGCTCACTGTCGAAGGCTTGGGCACAGAAGAAAACAGCCCTGTGGACACAGGGTTCTTTGCATCGAGCTGGAAAGCATCGACTCAAAAAGTCCGCGCTGAGGACAAGCGCGAAGACCACGCTCCATGGTCAAAGATTTACGAAACTCGCCAGCCAGGAGGGGAAACCAGCTGGAGCAGTATTGGCAATCAGTGGGTTCATACGAATAAGAAGCCTGCTCAAAGCCGTATCAAACCTCGCTTTGAGGTTCCCGAGTTCAATTACAAGCGCCAACCCACGGTCTACATCGGCAACACTGCCGAGTATGCGGGTTATGCCCTTGAGTCACCAAAAGTGGCAAACTTTGTTCAGGGCGAAATGGGGCCACTGGTTCAACAAACCTTTGGGGACAAACGTCCTGGCCGCATTTTTGTCAGAACTGGATCCAGCAGCAGTGTGTTCGGGTCTTATACCAAGCTCTAAACCATGTCTCTCGTAAACGCCCGCGCGGCCTTCGAAAAAGCAGTCACTGACGCTGTTGCAGCCGCCGACAACACAGTGCTGATGGTTTACGACAACGTTCGTTACACCACACCCGGCAAAACCAAAAAATACATCCTGATGACGGTGAACTTCAACCGTTCCACCATCCAAAACCAAGGTGCAGCCCAGGACTACTACTCCGGTGTCATCCAGTGCAACGTCTACGTGCCCAAGTCTGCTGGAACGTCAGTGCTTTCCTCTCTAAGTGAGGCTGTAATAGACGGCCTTACATCCGTAAATGCTTCTGGCTACACTGATACTTTCAGCGTTGCGCCTCGCGTTTCTGACATTTCCGGACCAACTCCGGTAGAGCTGGAGGATCGTTCGCACTTCATCGGGATTGTTTCTTGTCAGTTCACAGCAGTTGTGTAGTATATTGAGGCAAACGGTACTACTTTATGCGCGCCTCTGAACTGCTTCGCAATAGGTTCGGTGTCAGCCAGTTGTATAAGTACGAAGTTAAAGACGGCGACGAAACCGTGCTTGAGATCTACTGGCACCCCCTCACCATTGCAGAACGCGAGGCCATCCAAAAGAAAACCGGTTCAGACGATGCCACGGATTTTGCCCTGGGCATGATGCTCGAAAAAGCGCTCGACGAAGACGGCAAACGCCTGTTCCAGGACGGCGAAAAAGCGGTGCTCAAAAATGCCATTGAAGCCGCTGTTCTGCAAGATATTCAGCTTGCGATGCTCTCTTCTGGTGCTGAGAACAAGGTGGAGGACGCGAAAGCATCCTTGAAAAGCTAGTAGCGACTGGTACTTTATTTATTTTCTTGCCAAAGAGTTAGGCACTACAGTCGCTCAGCTCACAAAGGACCTAACCCAGGAAGAGCTAGTTGGCTGGGCTGCATTCTTTGAAATGCAAGCTGAAGAACGCGAAAAAGCGTCTGATCAAGCGCAGATGGGTAGAGGAGCGCGAGCTATGGCTAGGCGTTAAACTGCGGTAAGGACTGTCTGCGTTTGCGCTTGTGGCCAACTACAACGTAGATATTAAACTCGCTCTGCAAGGCGAAGCGCGGTTAAAGGCGTTTAGAGAAAATCTATCAAAAGCAGCAGATCAAGCTGAGCGTCTTCAAGAGGCTGTTTCCGGACGTGGTCGTACCTTAGGGGATGTTTTTGCTCAGCAAGACAGAGATAGACTTAAAATACACGAAAATCTTGTAAAAATAGAGCAAAAAGCTTTAGGTATAGACAAAGAATCAATCAAAAATAATAACGCAATTTTAGACCAAAAAGCGGAAGAATTTGTACAAAACGAAAGACTTATTAATCAGGAAAAAGTACGTCAAAGCATTGCAAATAAACGGCGACAAGTAGAAGAAGCTAGAGGACGACGGCAAGCTATTGGGCGTGGTCTTGAAAGCGCCCTGATAGGCGGCGCTTTTCCCCTTCTTTTTGGTCAAGGGCTTGGCGCTGCTGCTGGGGGCGCTGCAGGGGGTTTTGGCGGTGGAGTGCTCGGCGGACAGCTCGGCTTTGGTTTATCCCTGGTTGGGACGCAAGTGGGTTCCATAGTGGACCAGCTGGCGACTAAAGCATCTGAGTTGGGGACTGCGCTGAACCCGATAACCGCAGACATTGAAGCCCTCACTACAGCGGCAGGCGAATCTAATACAGAATTTGGGCAACTTCTTGCTGCTTACGAAGAGCAAGTGGGAGCCCAAGAAGCCCTAGAATTCGCTACAAACAGACTGGCAACTGTTGTTGGGTTAGATGGGGTAAATGCTTTAAGCACTTTTAACTCTGATATGATTGATGCTACTAATGAATTTAGTAAGTTTACAAGCGTAGTTTTAGCTGGAATTGCAGACTTAATAAACCGAGCAGGAATTCTCCGTGGAGCGGCGAACTTAGCAGAAAGATCCAGGCTTCTTGTCAGCGCACAAAGGAGTGGCGATCCAGAAGTGCAGAAGCTGATGAGGCAACGTCGAGTTGCACAAGGCAATGTTCAATCTTTCTTGGGAGAGGTTGCGCCTGAAAGGGTGGCTGGTCAGATAGCAGCAGTCAGGAGCATAGAAGACCAAATTATTCTTTTGCAACGTGCTAACGAAGCAAAAGAGTTGGGACTGCAGCAAGACGAGCTAAGCGCTAAGTTTTCGGAGAAACAACTGCAAGGTCTCCGAGGAAGCCGGGCAGAGCTAGAAGCTCGAAACGTTATTCTTAAAAATAACGGAGATTTGTTAAATCAAGAGGTCTTTAATGCAGAAAAGATTCTGCTTGAAGAAAAAATGCGGGCTAAAGTTGCTAAAATTACAAGAACGCAAGAAGAAGCAAAGGTAAAACTAAGTAAAGAAGCTTTTAACGAACAGCTTTCGCAAGCGGTTCTGGATTACAACAATGATCTGCTTGCTTTAACTAATCGTCGTGCAGACGCACAGCAAGCAGCGGACGACAAAGCAGAAAGAGCTGCTAATAAAGCTACCAACAAAGCGGAAAGAGAGGATCGAAGAAAGCAACGAGCTATTGAGCGACGAATCGAAGCAGCAGATAGAGAAATAGAACGCGCCACTGCGGCTTTCGATAAAGTCGATAGTCAACTGGATGCCATTATCAATAAGAATAAGGACAAGGTTGCATTCGAGCGTGAATACGCTGAATTGATTAGAAACGGAAGCACGCCTGCTGCTGCCAGACAAGCTATTGAGCTTAAAAAACAACAGCTAGAGCTGGACCGCAACTTTGAGAAGCTAAAAGAGCAATTAGACCTGCAAGTCAAGGTTGCTGAAGCAGCCATTTTAGAAGCAAAAGCAAGAGGAGCTTCAGGCGCCGAGCTAGACGCACTAAATCAAGCTTTGGCCGACCTTTTAGATAAGATCGGCAAGCTCCCGGGTAAAAAAGAAAATGCTGAGGGAGCGATTCTTGAAGCGCTAGCACCTAAAAGCGACCGTGAAGTTTTAGAGGAGTACCTAACAAAACTTCAGGGACAGCTGAATGACCTAATGAACCCAGCTAAGCAGTTAATTGGCCTTGCTGAAACTGTTGGTGAAGCGTTTAGCGAGTCGTTTAAGGGCCTTGTGTCGGGCAGCATGAGTGCTCAGCAAGCGTTGGCCAATCTGTTCCAGCGCACAGCAGATCACTTCCTGGATATGGCTGCACAGATGATTGCAGCCCAGATCAAGATGAAAATTCTGGGCATTGGCCTGAACTTCTTTGCCCCCGGTGTGCCAAGCGGCTTTTCACCCAGCAGCCCTGACATCGGCGGCACATTTGGTGTAACACCTAAAACCGCTGGTCTCGATTTTTCAGGAGCGTTTAGCGGAAGAGCGCTTGGTGGAGCGGTTGGAGCAGGTCGTCCTTATATGGTTGGCGAGCGTGGTCCTGAGTTGTTTATACCTGGAGCGCAAGGCAATATCGTTCCAAACAACGCAATGGGCGGGGCTAACGTGACGGTGAACGTGGATGCTTCTGGTTCGTCTGTCGAAGGCAACTCTGATCAAGCAGCACAACTTGGCAAGATGCTGGGCGCTGCAGTGCAGGCTGAGCTAGTCAAGCAAAAACGTCCTGGCGGTCTCCTCGCAAGCTGATGGCTACTTTCCCGTCAATCACGCCGACCTACGGCATTCAAAAACGCAGCGCACCAAACGTCAGAACGGTGCGCTTCGGAGACGGATTTGAAAAACGTCTGAGCTTTGGCCTGAATCAAAATCCCAAGGTTTATAACTTGACGTTTGAAGTTTCAGAAACTGACGCCGACACCATCGAGACATTCTTGGATGCTCGTGCAGACGACAACGCTGCGTTTGACTTCACACCGCCTGGTGAGTCAGCTGGTGCCAAGTTTGTCTGTGAGACGTGGAACAAGTCGATTCCATACTTGAATCGCGCCACAATCCAAGCAACGTTCCGCCAAGTTTTTGAACCGTAATGGCAATAGCAGCTTGGGCAGCTAGTACCGCATTTTCCGTCGGGGACATTCGTCGATCTACCGGCGATGAAGGCACCGGCCTGTTTTTCCGCTGTACGACTGCTGGCACGTCAGCTAGTTCAGAACCTGAATGGCCCAACTCTGCTGGTGACACCGTTACAGATGGAACGTGTGTCTGGACTGCGATTTCAGCAACGTATGGCGATCTTGCGATCTCCAACCCCAGCGCAATTATTGAGCTGTTTCAGCTGAGGCTGGATTCAGCGTTGCATGGCAGCAATGAC